CATCTCAATATCGGTCTTTTGGGCGTCTAACTGCCAAGCGGCTGCTTTCATAGCAATCTCCGCTTTAGCGATCGCGGCGGTCATGTCCGCTAACTGTTGGTTCATGGTCGGGGCTCCTTGACTTGTCGGTATTTGCCGTCACGATATACCAGCGGTGTTGCTGGGATCGGATTAACGACTTCTTTTCGTTCTAAACGCTGGCGTTCTTTCCAAGTGAGACCGCCCCAAATACCGCAACAGTCCTGACGTGTCGTAGAAAACTTGAGGGCCTCGTCAAGACATTCTTGGCGTACCGGGCACACTGCACAGACTGCTTTGGCTTGCTTAATTTTGCGGTTGATATGACGCTCACCGAATTCAAAGATGAATAGGTCAATATCCATGCCTCGACAAGCTGCGCGATCCCACCAGCGGTCTAGCACAGTCGCCAAGGTTTCCATCCGCAACCACCGCCCTCAGCGATATCTGAGTACAGCAGATAGGCGAATCTGAGGTTGAGGGTCGGGTCGCTCATGGCTTCAGCAAATGGCATGTTGAAAACTTGCTCCACGTACTTTGTGTGAATCTCATTAATCTGAGCAATTCCGTGGTCTGAACCGTTAAAGCGGTCTGCCAGTTTGGGGTCACTGGACAGCGGCGTGATGTTAAGACAGCGCGTTTCTTTCCACAGCAGGCGACCCAGTTTTTCTAGTGTCTCGGTGTTGTTGGGCCAGCCGACCGTGATTGCAGTCTGGAACCATTCTTGGCATTTGGTATCCGGGTCAAAGTCGGCAAGTCGAGTAAACGGAACAGTGCTAGTCGTGCTGGTCGTCGTGCTGGTCGTTGTCGTTGTGAGCTCTTCTGCGCGCTCCTCAAGTTGTTGGGGTGTCAACATCCCGAGCGTGACCGTAGAGGGCACAGACGGCGTTTTAATAGGTTCTGCGTTGCCTTGGACGCCTGTGATCGCCCATAAGGCGCATATCCCATAAGTGGCTATTGATAAAAGTAAGAATCGTTTAAGGTTCATTTAGTAGTCCTCTGATAAGTCCGCAACTGATTTGCGGGTGCTGAAGAATCCCTCCAGCATTGGTTTTTGCATGATCTCTCGGGCCATAAAGGCGCGGTAATTGTTGTTGAATTTGAACTCGCTACTGGGGTCGTTAGTGATCGCGTGTTCGTAGCGCAAGACTTCGATAAGAGCTGCGATGCCGTAATGCGTGTATCCGCGGTGCATCAGCTGGTAGCACATTTTGGTGAGGGTCGGCATGACCCAAGGGTTCGCCTGTTTAAAGGCTTCGTATTTGAGCATCTCGGTTGGAACAGCGAGAACGTCAAAAAGGGATGGCTGCATTGCTTCCTCCTGCGGTCGGGGTCCCGCTATCACGGGACGCACTTGGTTGCCAGTCATTTGACCGACTCCCAAACCGAATGTCAAGTCATTGAGCAAATATCTGGGCGAACGCGTCCTCAACCAGTTTGGGGTTATCGGCCATAAGCGGCGAGATCTCTACATGAGTCCAGTCCGCACCGGGTGTGCCTCCGTTGCGTGTAGGGGTCCAAGCCTTCCAAGCGTCACGGTCGCATCGGTACCCAGCGCCAAACTTGGTGAGGTTCGGTAGTGGGCATCCTGTGCCGTCGTAAGCGTGGATCTCTTCAATGCCTAAAAGGTCGCGATGCTGAAACAGGAATTCGACTAGCGCCTTGCGTTGGGCTTTGGTGCCTTTGAGGTCGGTGGCTCGCCATGTCGCGTGGACGGACAGTTGCGGTCCCGAACGCATTGGTCGGTTCGCATAGATGCCGATGTTCTTGACACCGAACAAATACTCGCAAAACTCCACGAATCGTTTCGTACCGGGGCGAGGCGTGGGATGGTTGCCGTCGGTGCTACCTGTGTACGGTCTAACTGTCATTTTCTTTTTCCTTGTCCTTTAAGCCGTTGCTGGCGAGGATGCCAGATAGTGCCCCAGTGAGGAACAACATCATCGGCGATAGTAGTGACCATGCCGATTCGTCATTTGGCGAAACTTTGTCGATCGGCTGTACGACGAATAAAAGTCCGTAGATCAGAGAAGCGGTGCTCAGAACGAACGTCAGTGAGAGTGTGATGCCGACGATCATGATGAGTCGGGCCTTGATTTCAGAGTTGGTGTATTTCTTCATTGGTCGCACCTTGTGGCTGTTGGTTTAGTTTCGCAGGTGTGTCGAGTGCGGTCAGAACATCCAGTGATGACAAACATGAGAACGACGGCGAGAGCGGCGATCACGGCGAGCGTTTTCATGGTGTATCAGGAAACTCGGCTTCGGGGCCTGCTGTCCATGTGGCTGGGAAGTCTCGTAGGGCTTGGCGGTATGTCGCCCATGCTTGACGGTTTACGGGTGCGTCTGCGACTTGTGTCCAGTCGGACTGTGCTAGCAGATCGTTTCTGATTGCTCGCATTACATATTCGTATTCATGTTCAGCAATTGTTTTAAGGCTAATTTTCATGACGGGCCACAGTCCTCAATCATTAACACACACGGATTAGTACCAGACGCAAGAATTGTTGCACCAGTGTTTTCTACTTGACAACGAAGTTTCAGAGTTTGTGAACCAGCAGTCAAGTTTGTGAAATACGTGATACCTGACAAGTTAAAATATCCACCGCCAGCCACAATAAAACAAGTTTGATAAACAGCACCAAAAACTGTGTTTGAACTGTTGGCTAAATATGCGGCAGCCCAACCGTTAGAAGTGTCTTTCAAACCTGTAACAGTCCATGTCGCTTTGTATGTTCGATTAGCCACAGCGGTAAAAGTAGTGGTCATGCCAGTTATATCGGCCGCAGTTGTTGTCACTGTTACATTGCCTGCGGTGCGATACACAGCACCCATAACCCCACGGGGAAAACGGTTCTGCTGTGCAGCTGTAAGGACTGCACCCGACGAAAAGTCTGTGTTTGGGTTAACTGCCATGTTTCTCCTTTACCAGCCGAGTCGACTGGTATCTAAAATACCTAAAGTTGATGAATTAAGGGTAAAAAATTGGTAATACTGCAACGGTGAAAAAGTCATAGCAAACTGTGTTAATTCTGGCGTCACGTTAATTTGTGCGCCTTCCATAACCACAGCTGTAGTCGTCAACGATCCACCCGGTACTTGATACGACAAGTTAATACTGCGGTTAAAACTGCCCCAACATTGCGTCAACCATGCTGTTAAAGCAGTGGCATTTTGAGCAACATCAGTTAAAGAACACGCAAACCGCAAAGTTGTAAGGTCACTAAAATTGTTGACTATCCAATTAGCGTTACCAACTGCTTGTGTAGTGGTGTAGTCCACTGTTGACGAACTGTAAGCAGCTGAACCGTAAGCAACTACTGACCCTAAATTTACTGATGTTTGCGACGCAAGCCCATTTGGGCTAATCGTCGCAGTGTTGATAAATTGTGTGCCGTTTTGAATTCGTTCAAAAGTTTGATATGCAATCTGACTTGCAGAAGTAGTCCGACCTAAAGTGGTTGCAATCGGCACCAAAGACGAAACATAGGGTCTTTCAACAAATGTTAACGTCGAGCCTCTAAGCACAACATAACCACGTTCGGTTGTAACCAAAAGGTTCATATAGTTATTAACTGAACCTGTGTAGGTAGTTGCTGACGCAAGACTGCCAGTACCTGATAAGCCGCTATTTACTCCCATGTCGGAAGGTAACGGGCCGCCTGCTGAAATTTCAAATCGTCGTAACTGGTCACCAGTGGACAGTTGCGGTAACGAAAGATTGTCAGCCAGTATTCGACCAGCGCGACTAATCCAATCAACGGCGGTAATGGTTGCCGTGTTCAAACCAGTGTTACCGGGGTAATCATCAAAAGTTATTTCTTGCACCCAAAAGTCACAAAAAAACTGACTTGAATCGTTTAAAAGACTTCTGACGTTAATTACTGTTCCGTAAGTAATAATGCTGGCATAATTTGCTGAATTGTTAATTGTAAAAGTGCAAGAACCGCCGCTATATGTGTCAAGGTATTTTTCTCGTCCCTGCGTTATGTTCATGCTTAAAACTTTGTCGGTGATATCGGTTGCACCGTCGTAAACAATTTGCCAGTTAATTTTCGGCATTACATGGCCCTAGTGTTTACTGGCACTGGGCCTGACTGACGCACATATTGCTGTAGTGCTCTGACAATGCTGTTCGGGTCGCCGCCGTTGACATTGACAGTGATATTGGCACCGCCACCGAAAGCGCCGTTTGGTGTGATGTTCCCAGACGACGACGGCGTGAACAATTCAGGCCCGCGCTCACCCACAATGTACGAACCGCCCGACATGACTGGACCACCGTTTGCACGAAAGTTTAGTCGTGGCAACGTGGAGATCCCTGCAAGGGCTAACGCATCCTCAGGGCTTAAACCGCCGTACTCTGCACCACGAGCAAGATACGTTGCGTACTCAAGCGCAGCTGCTGAACCCTGAGTCTTGAATCTAAACAAGATTTCCTTGGACGAAATGCCGTCCATGTTGCCCGAGATACCTGCGAGCACTCCAGCGTATGTCGCCAGTTTTTCTTCGTAAGCATCAATGTCTGCTTGAGCACCTGTGCCAAACGCTTTAGCAGCTGCGGCTTCAAGTTCGGCTAGATCAGTCTTGGCGTTGTCAAGTGCGACTTCCCGATCCAATGTTCCGGTCAGATTCTTCCAAGCAGTATCAGCGTTAACGATTGCAATAGTGGCGTTACTTGCCGAGGTCGCCAAATTGTCTAATGGTGTTTTAGCGTTTTGGATTGCTGTCTTAAACGCTCCAGCATTGATCCGACCTTCGTTTATAACACCAGCCAACTCGCTTAACTGTTCTTCGGCTTGCGTTCCGTTACCAACAATGTCTTTAAAAAATTCAGTAACGACTGCATCAAATTCTAAAGCCTTAGTTGCTCCGTTAGCCAACATCGTTGTTAATGGAATTAGTCGTTGACCAGACTTAACTTGCAGATCATCAACCGAGTCACCAAGATTGTCCATAGCGGCGCGGTACTCTCGAGCCATTCGCAGTTCTTCTTCAGAAATAACCTTCTGTTCCGACACCGCTGTTAGCGACGCGTTGAGATCGTCTGCGCCCATCTCAATAAGTTCGGCCATGGACTGCCAGCCCTTACCCAGGAGCTGAGCCGCGACCCTTGCTTTTTCTGCTGGGTCCTTAATCTTTTTCAGTCGGTCAATCGTGTTAAGAAAAGTCTCGTTGACGTCTAACGAACCGTCTTTCAGATAAACAAGGTCAACGCCAAGATTGCGAACCTTGTCAGGGTCGGCACCGATTGTCTTATTGAGACGACCGATAGCACCCTCAACGGCGTCAATCGGGATACCGATATCGCCAGCCGCTTCGATATAGCGTGACGCGTCCTCAACAGCCAAACCAGTCGCATCAGCGAATTTGCCCGCTGATATTGCCATGTTTTGAAACGCTGTGATTCCATCAGCGACAAACTTGCCGACTGCGGCACCAGCTGCAACAGCAAACGTAGAAGCATTAGCGGCAACAGCATCTAAAGCGACTTTTGACCCAGCTTTAAATTTGCCCATGCCACCTTCGGCTTGACCGACAGCAGCTTTGAAGTCGTTGAAAGCAGCTTTAGCGTTTTTAATGCCCGTATCTTCAAGACTGGTAATGATCGGAATGTTGATTGCCATTAGCGAATCCTTGCCATCTCTTGGTTTGCTTTAAGAACCACGGCCCTAATCGTGGAATCCATTTCTCGTTCAATCATAGACATTGAATCCGCGGCTTTAGCCCACATGAAACGCGACGGCTGACCGGGTAACAAACTGGCAAACATCGGACGCCGATATTTAGTTTCACGCTTAGACGACGATCCTCCAGCCCTACCAGCCATGTCTACAATCGCCACAGGCGCGCCCTTAGTCGTAATACGAACAATGTTGACAGGGACACTCATACGGGGCTCGTTGAGGTTCCTGCGGGGCTTACGGCTGTCAATCTTGATGACCGAGTTCTTGCGGTTACTCCACCCGGTACGACCGTTGTGAGCCATTCCCGACAGCGGAGGCGACGACGGAATCGACTGGTTAATTTCAGCCAGCAACGGTTTCAAAATATTGCGAATGTCTTTGTTCAATTCACGCTTTAAAGCAGGGTTGATTTTGCCAAGTTCTCTCAGCGTTTCGCCCACTCCTTTCACCTGAATTGTCATCGCTTGCTCTCGTTCTGTTCAATAATCAACCTGACCATTTCGTCAATGATCTGGGCTGGTGTTTCCATCAGATCCAACGGACTGATGCCTGTACGAACAGCGAGCTGCGCGATCAGGTTTGTGGCTCTTCCTGCGGGCCCTGTTTGGCTTTTGGGAGAAACGTAATATCCATGACGTTCTCAACCCAAGTGCTAAACAACGGAACCACAATCTTCTTGGTTCGTAACGCATCCCAAGCCAACCATGCGAGAGGCTTGAACTTCATGTCTTCTAAAAAACGGCCCACGGAGAGCGTGGGGTGGTGATCTTCCCACCTACACGCAACTCCGTAAGTGATCGGTGCTTCGAATGTTTCACCGTCAACCATTTCTACTTTTAATGTCATGCCAATCATGTCGGGGTCCTTTGGTTAGTTGTTGATTACGGGCTGGTGACGTCGCGCACCCAAGTGCCGCCGACATAACTTACGCTGACCTGGCTCAATTCTCCCACGGTCGTGACGATCGGCGTAAACGAAGCCAACATGGCATTACTGATCGTGTATTCGGGGTTACTGGCGGACTCGGTTGTGCCTGCTGGTGAGATGACCAGAGTGGTGGTGCCGTCGCCGACCTGATCAAACAGGGTGGCTTCAATTTCGCCTGTCCCGTAGTTCATGAACATCGTCAAGGTGACGTTCACCATTTGGAGGCCTGACACGAAGCGGTGCCCGGTATCGCCGAAGGTCGTGGATTCGAGTGAGTCGTAACCGATCTCAAGCGAGGCCGCAGAGGTGTTCTGCGTGACATCCACTCCACCGATGGTGACGGTTGGGTTGGACAGGTAAACGGTTTTTGTTGTGGGCATGGTTTTTCCTTTATGGGATGCGCTTGGAAGCGATTCTGATAGTTAGGTCGTATGCGGGTAATTCTTGTGAACCGATTTGTGCAAGCGACGGTGAGCCACTTACAACGGCGATCGGGCTGTTCATAATTGTGTCCACGACGCCGAGGATGTAGTTCGCCGAGTCGCTATTGCCGGGTGGCGCGCCGAGGATTCGGAGATCAACTGTGATGTCTGCGATTTGGTTGTTGAAACAAGTGAACGTCGGTAGTTCCACGAACACGGTGAGCGGTCGTGCGTTGCGCGGATCGGTGACAGGCTTGAGTCCCAACGCTGTAAGCGACGCTGACACGGTGTCAACGGTATCCGTGAAGATGCCTGCCATTTCATGCACACTGCGATCGTTTAATGCCGAGCAACTGGTTAACTCGACCCAAGGTCATCAACGGTGGTCCTGTCATGTCACCAAACGACGCGTATGAGTCGCCAGTGGTCCCGCGTTCACGGTAGAGCCCTGCGGCGTAAAGCGTGGTTCCCAACAGCACTGAACTGTCAGGGACGGTCGTAAGACTGTCGTGGTAACCAGCCTGCACGCGACGCCTGAAACACCAAGCGTTCGCAGCTGCGACACAAGTCGTTAGGAACGCGGTGTCATTTGCCGTGGCCGACGAGATCCCAAGAAACTCTGTCACCGGGGCAGTTGATGACAACCAAGTGCAGGACTGGGTCCAAGTTACTGTTCCAGTCGCTGAAGCTCTTTGATAGTTATCGAAGTTTGATTTGACAAGTAGTTGATTCGTGATGGTGACTTCGTAATCAAATATGAAGTCACCTTCAACACTGACACCAACAAACCCAAAAGTAGGGACAGCCTGAACGATGTAAGTCGCATCAAAATTGTTTCCTACTCCTGCAACAACGATCGTTTGACCGATCGTGATGTCGGTTGCCTCAAGAGTCTGGATCACGGCGTAGTCGTCTACACGTTGTGCGTGCGTGACGGTGAATACGGCCATGATTCAGATCCTCTCGAAGTTTCCGTCTATCAGACGAAAGCAGCCTTGATGGTGAGGGTGGGGTCAATGACCTTGGATGCCCAGTAGCCACGGAACGCGATTTGGCGTGAAAGCTGTGAGGGCATTTCAACGGAAATTGCACCCTTCGCCATTTCGTAGTTTTCAAGTGCACGGGGGTCAAGGATGGTCATGCCAGCCGAGGTCAAGTTGCGGTCAACGACGACGCGCAAACCGAAAGCAAACGCGCCCTGTGTCGAAGCGACATTGAGCGAACCGTATGCGTTCATTGGGCCCACCTGTGGGAACAACGGACGGTCAGCAGTATCGGACAAACTGCCCATCAACTTCCAGACGTTCGGTGACACAGCCAAGATGGACGGCAAGTTGCCATTTGAACCAGTCAAGATGTCAGCAGCTGCGGTGTACATCCACTCAACCCAGTATGCCGGGTCAGCAATTGATGCGTTAGCAAAGTTGTTGCTGTTGGTGGTGCCAGTCTGCAATTCCGAGCAGGCGAGCAAGTCGGTGCGGTCTGCGTACACGCGAGCCATGTCGTCAAGCAACGGTCCGAGTGCTTCAGGCTGTGACCAGTCGATTGCGGCTTCGCTGATTTCAACATAGCCACCCTGAATGGTCTTGGTGATCTGAATGTCGTCAATGCCGAAAGCCGACGCGGTGATGGTCGTGTTCTGTGTGGCAGTACCCACTGATCCATGGACATTCACTACAGGTCTGATGAAAACTGAGCCTCCCTGCGGCATGGGTCGAAGCGTGGTTGCATCCACGAGAGGGCGCGAGCCGACAAACGAGTTGAACACATTTTGGATGATGGGGGTTGGGATCACACCGGGGATGTCAGGCGTGGTCACGTTAGGAGCTGCGGCGCGAATGTTTTCGTTGAGTTGTGCGAAATCGCTTCCTCCACGAACGAAAGCCGAAATGTATTCGGACATTGACGGCAATTTGAATTCGCGCTTGGCGGTTGCATAGATCGGTTGAGTCGCGATTGCGGCTTCAACGCTTGTGGGTTCTGACATGGTTTCATCCTCCTCGGATGGTGTTGTTGGGGTTGTTTCTGTTGGGATTTCTTCTTCGGGTTCGTCGGCCTGAGCAACTAGGTCGCGTATTTCTGCGCCCGAGAACGCTGGCACGGCGACCAAAGACAATTCGACTAGCGAAGCACGGGTGACGACGGTGGCTTT